TGATATATTGAAACAAATAGATGAGGTTGCACAAAAAGAGTTTTCTTATGGTAATGCCGAAATATAATTATGTGGAAAATCCCACAAAAGAACATACAGGTTTCCATATACAAGAAGGACAATATAGGGGTATAATTTATACTTATGGTAAAGTGAAATTTATTGAGGATAAAGAAACAGATAAGTTGAGATTAAAATTTGAATATAATGTTCATGAAAATCCTAATAGTGAAGATATAAACAGTAAAGATTTTATAACTACTATTGGTGATATTTTGGCAGTAGAAACAGAAAAGGATATGGATGGTAACAGCGGAAAGAATAGAACGAACAGCTCTTAAAAATTTAATCCATAATGAGGAATATACTCGTAAGGTATTGCCTTTTCTTAAAGCAGATTATTTTGAGAATAGAAGTGAAAAAATTATTTTCACGGAAATACAAAAATTCATATCTCAATATAATAAAACGCCAACAAAAGAAACTTTACAAATTGACATAGGTAAACGAAAAGATTTAAATGAAAAGGAATATCAGAATATTGTAGATTTGATTTCTACTCTTAATAAAGAAGAAGTTGATTTAGATTGGTTAGTCAATACAACAGAAAAATTTTGTAAAGACCGTGCTATACATAATGCTATTATGGATGGTATCCATATTATTGATGGTAGAGATACAAAACATACACCAGAAGCGATACCAGATATATTATCAGACGCTCTTGCTGTAAGTTTTGATAGGCAAGTAGGACATGATTATTTGGGTGATACGGAAAAAAGATTTGATTATTACCACAAAAAAGAAAATAGAATACCTTTTGATTTGGATTTTTTTAATAAAGTTACAAAAGGTGGACTTCCCCCAAAAACATTAAATGTAGCACTTGCAGGTACAGGTATTGGTAAAACATTATTTATGTGCCATCAAGCAGCTGCTGCTTTATCCCAAAATAAAAATGTATTGTATATTACTATGGAAATGGCAGAGGAAAGAATTGCAGAAAGAATAGATGCTAACCTCCTTAATATTTCTATGGAAGATTTACATATGTTGAATAAAAAAATGTTTACGGATAAAGTGGTACAACTTCAGGCAAAAACAACAGGTACATTAATCATTAAAGAATATCCAACTGCTAATGCAGGTACAAATCATTATCGAGCATTGGTAAATGAGTTGGCATTAAAGAGAACATTCAAACCAGATATCATATTTGTTGATTACATTAATATTTGTGCTTCATCTAGGTTTAAGGCAGGTGCAAATGTGAACAGTTATACTTACATAAAAGCAATTGCAGAAGAATTAAGAGGGTTGGCAGTAGAATTGGATTTGCCAATTGTCACAGCAACGCAAACAACAAGAACAGGATTTGTGTCCACAGATGTTGGAATGGAAGATACAGCAGAAAGTTTTGGTTTACCTGCTACAGCGGACTTTATGTTTGCTTTAATATCTGGTGAAGAATTAGAAAAAGCAGGACAAATGTTAGTAAAACAATTAAAGAACAGATATAATGACCTTACAATGAATAGAAAATTTATTATAGGTGTTGATAGGTCTAGGATGAAGTTGTTTGATATAGAACAAGCAGCACAAAATCTGATACAACCAGAACAGGAGGAAAAATATGTCGAACATAAAATTACGAAAGAAGAAACACCAGAACAAAAATACGAAAAGTTTTCAGATTTCACATACGAATAAAGTATCCTATACAATAGAAACAAAAAAAATCAAAAAAGATATATTGTTTCAAGTTTTTCAACAGGCAGGTAAAAAACTAAAAGAATTAGTTAAATCCTTTGATTTTGAGAAGGATGCTGAAGAATTTATAGATTTTCACAATAAAAATCAGGTATGGCGTGTAAATGGAGGCATTCCCAAGTATCTGCTTGACTAAATAGTTCTTTTATAGTATAAACAACACTATACATGGGAGTATTGATGTCGAAGGAATTTAAAACATTTTTAAACGAAACTAAGCAATATCTATCAGAAGCATCAACAGCTGATGCTACTTATACTGAAATGGCAATTTGTGTTGCTTATAATAAGAAATTAAATCATAAAGATCCTATCAAAGCTGCAGGAATAAGTCCAAGTAATTGGAAAAAAGTCAGCAAATCTCTACAAAACACCGGAACGGCTGTCGTAAATGACAGTAAACTATCTAATGTAGGTGGTGTTATGATTCATTCTGGTGCCGGTTCTTCAAAAACAAAATATCCAAAACCCGCTTCAGACACAACTCCTAAAACAGATTTATATGGTAGTAATAAATTTAGATTTTCATTAAAAAAATCTGGTGATTCAGGAAAAGGTGCTCAATTAATGAGTGCTAAGTCAGGTGAAGCAAACGGTGTGATTGTAGGAGCAATCAAACATTATGAAAAGAATGAAAAACAAAATATCGCAAATGATAAGGAATTTAAGGAAATATTTAAAATTTTAAATGATAAAATGCTGAAGGCTTCAAGAAATGATTTAAATGTTGAAGTGTCTAAAGGAAAAGGTGATTTTAAAAAATGGTATGTATCTAAAGCAAGTGGAAGAGCAGACGAAATTAAAAAAATTCTTAATGATAAAAGTATAAAAGATAGTGATATTGAAAAGCATATGAAAGATGAACTAGGATTATTAGGTGCTACTTCAATGGTAAAAGGTGATAATATTATTGATCCTAAAGCTCAGATATCAAGAAATGAATTGGATGCTTATTTTGCTGATTATATGGAGGGGGGTGTGAAAGTTGGAGATGTAACCGTTAGTAAAAAATATTTAAAAAGTGTGGATAAAAAAGATTTGGCAGGACCTGCATTAAAAGCACAAGTTGCTGATTTAATAAAAACATCTATGGATACACTTGATTGGCAAAATACGATTTCAAATTGGTTTTCAAATAACAAATCTTTAAAAAAATGGGTAGTGTATGAAGCAGCTTCTGGAATGTATAAATTTACAGGCAAGGCTATTGGTGGTAGTGATTATGCAGGACCAATTACAGCGGTTGCAAATAAAATGTTAGTTTTTCATAATAAAGGAGTAAAAAAATTAGAGGGTGTACATAAATGGTCAATGGCTAATGCTAACTTGTGTGATAAAGTTAGTGTAAGTTTTAAAGGTAGTGGAAGAAGTAAATATCCAAAACTTGGATTAGCAGCCAGTTATGATTTAGAGAAAGATTTTGATACAATTTTAAATGAAGAATATGATATGCTTAAACAAAGAATGCTTCAAGAAGGATTTTTTAGTAACATAAAAGATAAAATTGTTAATACAGTTAAAGGTTTTTATGAAAATGTAATAAAAAGAGTTATGGACAAACTTATAGAATATGCACAAAAAGGTATATCAGCTATACTTTATGTTTTAGGTTTACAAATATCAGGTTATACGGTTATAAAAACTCCAAAGTGGTAATATGAACAAATATAAAGATTATGCACCAGATATGCTTGTTGAAGACAAGAATACACACCTTGAGCATTTGGAAGATGATATCATCAACAATGGTTATGAGGGAGGTCTTAACGCTGTGAATTTTTTATCTGCTACTGCTGATATGTTGTCTGGAAGTTCGAGTAAAAAAGTGAGTGTAACTGTAAAGTGGGATGGAGCACCTGCTATTATCTGTGGACCAAATCCTGACAACGGTAAGTTTTTTGTAGGTACTAAATCAGTATTTAATAAAACACCAAAGATTAACCATAACATTAATGATATTAGAAATAATCATACAGGTGAGTTGCAGAACATATTAAGGGAATGCTTATCATATCTTTCAGGTTTAAATATGAAAGAAGTACTGCAAGGTGATTTAATGTTTCTTGATAAAACTAAAAAGAAGACAACATATAAAACATCATCAGGTAAATCTGAACAAATGATATCATTTAAACCTAATACGATAGTTTATATGGTGCCAGAGAATACACCTCTTGGTCGTAAGATTGTTAAAAGTAAATTAGGTATAGTGTTTCATACAACATACAAGGGTGCTAAGTTTGATAAACTTAAAGCAAAATTTGGTGCAAATGTATCAAAGTTAAGACGCTCACCTAGTGTATGGTTTGATGATGCTAGATACAAAGATGTTTCTGGTAATTCAACAATGACGATAGGTGAAACACAACAGTTTCAAAAGACATTGAATATGGCTCAAGGTTCATTAAAAAAATCAAAAGAGTTGTTGAACAAAATTAAAACAGAAAAGAATACATTGTCCGTAGGTGTTCAATTAAAAACATATCTTAATTCTTTTATAAGAGCTGCTACAGATTTACCAAGTACAAAGGACACGGCAGCACAATTTAGAGAATATTATAAAGAGAGAACACAAAAGGAGGTTGACGCTGTAAAGAAAGACGAAACAAAAGAGAAATATCAAGTTATACAAGATGATGGTCTTAAATTCATTGATAAAAATGCAGGAGCTATATACTTTGCTTGTGCAACATATAAGACTTTACAGACGGCAAAAAAAGTGTTAATAGACAAGTTAAACAAAGCTAAATCAATTGGTACATTTAAAACAACACCAACGGGTTTAGTTGCCACAAATCCAGAAGGATATGTTGCGGTAGATAAAAAAGGAAAGGCAGTCAAATTGGTTGACAGGCTGGAATTTAGTGTACAGAATTTCACCGCAGCTAAAAATTGGAAAGGATAATGAATAAGACATTTAAAAAATTTCAGGAAGATATTGTTATTCCTATTAAAATTGGTGACACGGTAAAAGGTGGTAAGTTTAAGAATAAACCTATCAAAGTGAAAAAGATTAGTACGAATGATAAAGGTGATATTACTATAAATGATAGACCATTATTAAAAGTTAGATTGATAAAAGATACCAAGAAAGAAGGAAGAAATTATAAAAAAGAATATGAAAAATTCCAATCTTCACCTGAACGCAGAGCATACCGTGCTCAATTGGTAAAGTTTAATAGAGATAAAGGTACATATGGTAACAAGGATGGTTTAGACGCTTCTCATAAAGATGGTAAGATTGTTGGTTTTGAGGATGCAAAAAAGAATAGAGGTCGTATAGAAAAGAGTAGAGTAAAAGGTTATAAAGAAAAAGTTTTAAAAAAAATTAAAGAAGCTCCATTAGTTGTTGTTGGTGATAGAAAGTATAGAGAAAGAGTTTTGAGCTATACGAGTGATTTTATTGATAAAACAAAGATTGTGGATATTGATAAAAAAATAGTTAAAGGTATTTTGAAGAAAAAAATAACACATAAGGGTAGGTCCCATAAATTTGAAAAGAAATTAAAATGATACCCTTTTTAATAAAAGAAGGATTATATGATCCAGGTATTTTCAAAGCATTTTTTCTCGCAGGAGGTCCTGGTGTTGGTAAGACTTATGTAACACGAAAAGTTACTGGTGGTTTAGGATTAAAAAATGTTAATTCAGACGCTGCTTTTGAAAGAGGTTTAAAGAAAGCAGGTTTGTCATTAAAAATGCCTGCAAGTGAAAAAGAACCAAGAGATAAAGTTAGAGCAAGAGCAAAAGAGGTAACAAAAAAAGGTTTAGAAGGTTATATTGGAGGTCGTTTAGGTTTAGTTATTGATAGTACAGGTAGAGATTATAATAACATTGCACGACCAATGGCGTTATTAAAACAAATGGGGTATGATTGTTATATGATATATGTTAATACTAGTTTGGAAGTTGCATTAACAAGAAATGCTACTAGAGATAGAACAGTTGATCCTGACTTGGTGAAAAAAAGTTGGAAAACAATACAAGGTAACATAGGAAAATTCCAAAGAATATTTGGACAAAAGAATATGATTATAGTTGATAATAATAATGTAAAAGAAGATGTATTAATGAATGTTTATAAGCAGGTTCTGAAATTAGTTAAAAAACCTATGGATAATCATATTGCGAAAAAATGGATGAAAAGAGAATTAGAGAAGAAAAGGAAAAGATAATGGATCAAGATGTACAAAATTTATTAACTTGTTTAAATACAGAAGCGGATAAAATTCAGGCTGCTGTAAAGAAAGAAGATGAAAAATTGAATCTTGCACCTAGTCTTAAAGATTTATTATCTGAATTGTCACAGGAAGCGGATAAAGAGAAAGTTAAACTTGATGATTTTAAAGCAAAACAAGTACCTGAAGAAGAAGCATATGAGATAGGTGCTGACTATGCAAATCATACTAAAGAAGTTACACCTAAAGAAAAACCAAAGAAGAAAGCAAAACCAGTAGGAAGTCAGGCAGATAAAAAAGAAGTTAAAAAGGAAGCAACTACTGTTGATAAAACAGTTGAGTTTTTGACAACTAATGTTGAACAAGTGGAACAAACACCACAAGCAGAAGAAATTAGAATGTTAAAAATGCGATTAGATGTTTTACAGAAGCAAATAGGACAGTTAGCTTTAGGAAGTTCTAGTGGTGGTGGTGAAGTTCGTTTAGAATTTTTAGATGATATTGACAGGACAACCGCTAAAGTAGATGGTAAAGTTTTGAAATATCAATCATCAAGTGGCAAATGGGTAGGTTCTACGGATATTCGTAGAGGTCCTTGGTCTAAAGTTGTAGCTACTGGCAATGGTACAACAACAGATTTTACTGTTGCTGCTGATTTAGAGGTAAATAATTTTTTTGTATTTCTTAATGGTGTACATCAAGAATCTACATCAGATTTTACTTATTCTGGTACCACATTAACTATGGGAACAGCTCCAGGGGTTGGAGATAGATTAGTTATAATGTATGCGATAACGATAGGTTAAACAATGAAGACATTAAAAGAAATATTATCAAAGACAACAGGCAAAAAACAGCCTGTGGTGTTTGCTTTTGGTCGATTCAATCCACCTACTTATGGTCACCAGAAATTAATAGAAAGAGTTTTAACCATTGCAAAAC